TATCCTTTTTCACTTTTTTAATTACGGTTACATAAGGTTTATCCTCTTCATTTTCATTTTCATTTTCAGAATTTTCTCTAGGCAAACTACTCTGGTTGTTATCATGTTCATTTTCGCGGTCTTTTGATGCTTTATAAAAAGCGGATTTCCCCGATAAAACAGATTTAATGAGTTTAACGGCACTATTGCAAATAAAAAGAGCGGTTTCTTCTAATGATAAGGTTCGGACTACCGAAAATCCCTTGTAATAATTCAGAGAGAAAATCGCCGAAAAAATCATTCGTTTTTCTTCTTTATTTTCTTTGAAAAAATTTCGTTTATTAATGTCCCCTTCAATCAAATAAAGAATATTGTGTGGATGTATATTTAATCCTTTTAAACGATAAGACTGTTCATCATATCTTCCATCTTTAATACTTGAAACTAAATCGCCGAGTGTTTTTCTCTCGATCATTAAATGTGTTTTATCATCCTCTCGATTTTCACCTTTTTCAATAAAAATAACGTCGCCTAAAGGTAAATTTTCAACTTCTACGTTTAGTTCTTTAAATGAAACCGTATTTTCAATCAAATATTGAATATTTTTTAATAAATCTTGTTCTCGATAATCGATTTGAATTGTCAACATAAGAGAAGAACTGTAAATGATTTAAAAAAATCTTATTAAATCATTTTTATAATTTATTGTTTTATACTTATACCTTTATAAATTTCACGCGTTATGAAAAATATCTGTAATAAAATCAATGTATAATATAATTCTATCTTCATTCGTATGATTAATTAATGAATGTGTATATTCTGGATTAAATATAATTACCTTACCCGGTTTTTGAATTACATTTTTATTATTCACAATTAATGTACTTTCACCGCTTATACATAAATGATAAGCTAATGTACCAAAACTTGGTCCAGTGGCGTCCGTATGTGGATGAATTACACCGTTTTTATGAACAAGACTAAAACCTGCGATATTAATTCCACCAATCGATTCTAAAATTTTGGTTGTATTTGGACATATATTTTTTGTTATTCCAGGACAAGTTATATCTTTAACCATTAATGCATAATTTGACCAGTTATCACACCAAGCAGGTATCCAATATTTATTTTCATTATTTTTAATAAATTCATGTATATTATCAATATTATCATTCCATTCTTCCTGTTTACGTTTCATCTTATCAGTGATAGGTAACTTATCATAAACTTGTAAACATTCATTTTTAATGATATCAAAATTATCTTGTAATATTTTTAATTTTGAAAATAAAAGTGGATCATAAAATTCTTTATTTTTATTATTTAAGGATGGATTATAAAATTCTTTATACTGATTACTTGATAATATACTATAAATAAATATTGTTAGAAAAATAATAATCAAAAATATAATCAAAATTATAATTATTGATTTCATTTGAAACAACATTATATATATTTATATTAGATAAATCCATATTATTTGTATTTATCCCTTTGCACATTCAAAACGCCAACCTCGTAGGGCGCCAACCTCGTAGGGAGAGTGAGAAATGGGATGCTGATTGCGCATTTTATAATTTATTGTTTTTTTTTGTTCATATCGAAGAAGAAGAATAACTCATCAAGATTTTTTCATGTAGAGTATGATAATTGATGGTATTGAATTCATCTAATTTTTTTTTCTTTTCTTTTACAAAAATTTCATTATAAAAAAAATCGTAATTATTTATAACCTCTGATACTTTATCTAATATATTTTCATACGTCGACCAAATAATATAATCATGATAAGGTATTAAATTACTTAATGGAGAATTTTCACATATGACAATTACACCACTTTGTAATGCAGGTAATACTCTTAATTCTTCAAATGTATGATGATGATCGGTTTGATGAATATTTATTAGAATTTTTGTATTTTTATATAAATTATGTAATTCCTTTTTTTGAAAACAATCGTTGATATTGATATGCTCGATCTTTTTTTCTTTTATCTTTTCTAAAAGCATTTTTCTTCTTGGTTCATTTGTATTTATAAAGGTAGTTAGAGTGGTTATATTTCTGTTTTCTTTTATGAAATAGGAGTCGTAAATGGATGAATAAATATAGATATGTTTTTTTGAAAATTCTTTGAATAAATTACTTGTGTCTACATGATAAATATTCGGAATACTATAATCAATAATAATGTCCGATTTATTTAATTCGTTGTAGTTATTGATCCTTACCAAATAATAATTATCATCCGTATCAAGTATATTTCCATTCGGTGATCCAAAAGTATCTCTTCCCCCTTTTTTAACTAATATGTGTTCATAATTTATATCTATTCGTAATGTTTTATGATGGTTATTAAAGTGATAATTATTATTACATAATGCAATATTCATAGAGATTTCAGGATGATTTGTTAAAATTTGTTTTAGAATATCAACTATATTTTGACAATAATCATTAATTATTCCGTAATTATTTTCATAATATAAATATGATTGATTTGCTTGAAAAATCATAATATATAATATATAAAATCATATATATTATACATTTTAACGAAATATTTATTTCAATATGGGTTTTTTGTTTTTTTTGGAAGAAATGATGGTCTTAACCCATATTACCACCATGAACAGCGTGATAACCATATTTCTGTGTTTGGATTGTATGGTTAGGAACACAAACAAGAGGAAGAGATTGAGGAGCACGTCTTAACCCAGGATTGGATTGCATAAAGAAACCTTGACGAGAAGCGATACCTGCTTTTTTAGGTCCACCACATACATTTGTACGGTTCACAATAGAAGCTTGATTACGAGCGGATTTACTTGAATTCATTAAAACCATTTTATATAGTAGAAAAACATTTTAATTTTCCACTTTTAAAAAAAGTGGAGCAAAACAAAAAAATACCTTTCTTATCTACTTTTAAAAAAAGTGGAGCAAAACAAAAATACCTTTCTTATCCACTTTTAAAAAAGTGGGGCAAAACAAAAGATACTTTTCTTATATACTTTTAAAAAAGTGGAGCAAAACAAAAGTATATTTTATTAAATTTATTAAATTTCTTCTAAATGTTTATAAAATTGAATTTCTTCTAAATGAATTTTATAAAACAATTTAAATAGTAATAAGAAAGTTTATATCATAAAAGAAATGACTGATACCCACGAAACCTTAAAAAATATACTAAATGATGAAGATATTATTAGAAGTGAAGAAGGACTAATATTTAATCCTTATAATCCTTTAAATGTAGAGATTACGTTGAATGATGTTCAACGTATTCTTACGAAATATGGTATTCCTCCAATCATTTATAATATGAAATTATACAAACGTGCATTTGTACATCGTTCTTACACCAAACGACCATCCTTTGAAAATGTACAACAAAATATTAAAGTATTAGAAAGACCCGATGATTGTATGCCTTTGAGTAGTAAATCAAACGAACGGTTAGAATTTTTAGGTGACGGTGTTCTAGAATTGGTAACGAAATATTATTTGTATCGTCGTTTTCCAAAAGAAAATGAAGGATTTATGACTGAAAAGAAAATTGCGATTGTAAAAAATGAAGCGATTGGAAAAATCGCTTATGAAATGGGACTGAACCGTTGGCTTATTCTTTCAAAACATGCAGAAGAAAAAAAAAATCGAACCAATTTAAAAAAGCTTGGCTGTCTTTTTGAAGCTTTTTTAGGAGCTCTCTTTTTAGATATGAACAAAATAGAAGTGAAAGATGAAGAGAAGTGGTTTGAAAACGTATTTGTAATGGGTCCAGGAATGCAAATGGCACAGAAATTTATTGAAAATGTATTTGATGCACATATCAATTGGATCGAATTAATTCAAAATGATGATAATTACAAAAATATATTACAAGTGAAAATTCAAAAAGAATTCAAGGTAACCCCACATTATTTAGAAATTGAAAATGATATGGAATTAGGATTTAAAATGGGGGTTTATCTTTGTCTAAATGATTCGATCCATAATAAAAACGTAGAAAATGCGTTATCGATAGATCAATTCAAGAATTTTCAGGAAATCCAAGAATATGTTTCTAAAAATGAAAATAAAATCTTTTTGTTTTTAGGCGAAGGACAACATAAGATTAAACGTAAAGCAGAGCAAATGGCATGTCATATGGTTTTGGCGGTCATCAATAAATTTTAAATGGAGTAAATTATTATATGTTTTTATGTTCAATCATTCGGCAATCGATTTGTCTAAAAACCTTTTCAAAAAATTGAAATGATTTTTTATTTTTTTATAATAATTATAATTCTAAGAAATAAGAAAATAAAGTGTAAAATTATAAAACAAAATAGTATTCTTTAAAAAATGTCAAACTCAATGAAAGAATGTCCGAAAGAATGTCCGATTTGTATGGATGATATTTGTTTAAATGTGAATTGTGTTACTACGGAATGTGGTCACCAATTTCATACAAGTTGTCTCATGCAAAATGTCGCACATAATGGTTTTGGTTGTCCTTATTGTCGTAATAAGTTGGCAGAAGACATAGAAGAAGAAGAATATTCCGATGATGAAACCGATTTTGATGAAGAAGAAGAAGATGAGGAGGAGGATGAAGAAGAACCAGTTGGAGACAATGAAATGGCACTTCATGGAATGCGCCAATTATTTCGTAGAGCGAATAATGATATTGAAGAGGCTGGAGAACGAGAAGCAAGAGTTGTTACTGCAGAAGAAATGACTTTGACATTGGTTAATGCAGGATATAATATGACAGATATTGTAAAAGCATTTATGATCAACACCGGTTTTCATTTACATTATCCAGACGATACAACCGAAGAAGATGAATTTGTAGAAAAAATAGAAACTCATATGGAAAAAGTATTGAACTATGAAATTCCTATCGTTCCTGTACAATTACCTGTTTATCCTACTTCCGATGAAGAAGAAGATGAAGAACAAGAAGAGGAAGAAAAAGAAGAGAAAGAAGAGAATATTTTGATTGAATGGAAGCCTTTTGTCCTTAAATGTGGTGTTTCTCGTTATCAATTTGAGAATGAAATAACATCGATTACACGCCTTATAGAAAAAAAATCAGATATCGCTCAACCAAAAACAACAAATAAAAAAAATATGATGACTGTGTATGATGATGAATGCTTATAAATAATATAAAATATGTAAAATCTAAAAAATAATATGTAAAAAAATAAATAAAAAAAGGAAAGGGTTTTTACCCAACCTTTTTTTATTTTTTCTTTTTTATAAAAACTATAAAACTATAAAAACTATAAAACTATAAAACTATAAAAACTACAAACTATAAAAACTACAAACTATAAAAACTATAAAAACTATAAAAACTATAAAAACTATAAAAACTATAAAAACTATAAAAACTATAAAAACTATAAGAGTGTAAAAACTACTACTAACATATTAATGTGTTTTATTTTTTTCTAATTGAACAATTCGCAGTTCAAGCGATTTTATATATTTTTCCATAATGATATAATCTTTTTTCTCATTATGGAAATTACGTAATAAATGTATTTTTTCTTTGATTTCATCAATGATTTTCTTTAATTTAATCATGGATTGGATAAAATAATAAGATAGCGAGCAAATAATTATCATTAAGACACAAGTGTTTAGAGACATATATATTTCAGTATAGATATTGGAGTACATTTTTCAATCTTGGTAACTTTGAATAATAATGTCTTTAATAAAGAAATGAAAAAGCAAATCAATTTTTTATTTAGAATTTTATAAAAATAAGAATGAAAACTTTAATATCTATGGAAAATATAATATGAATACATTTATAGAAAAATTAAAAATAAAACCAAAGGTAGAAAATTTTAAAAAGGTTGAGGTTATTATTCAAAACGAAAAGGATCAAAATAAAAAAGAAAACGAAAACAAAAACGAAAAAAAGGATGACGAACTACTTCAAAATACCATTATTATCGACGAAAGAAGTAAAGGATTTGACCGTGAAACATTATTAAAAAGAATGACTGAAAAAAAGATGTTGAAGGTTTTCACCCAGCCTTTATTGGAAAAAATAAGTATTCCGGTTCCTACTCCACTTCGAACGGAAACGAGAGAAAAAAAAGAAACCAATCCAATTAAAATAAAAAAGAAAAAACTCATTCTTATTTCTGAACCAGAGGTAATGAAAGAACCAGAAGAAATCAAAGAACCAGAACCGTATTTAGATATTATTCCAGTTCCATTCAATCAACGAAAAACAGAACGTATTGAAAAAGGAACATCTGTTTTAGGTCCTGAAATTCTTGTTGAAATCGGTGATACAAAATTAGAAGATCGATTAGCTAAAAAATCACCTCCAGTAATTATCAAAGTTTCTAGTTATTACATGAATAATCGCGAATTTTTCGTGAATTTCATCAATTCTCTTTTTGAACCTTATCGTCGTGAAGTGTTAGATACTACCAAAAATATCTCATGTGACAACATCGGCGAAGATTCCGAAGACACCATGAACAGTCTTTTAACCCATCAAAAAGTAGTAAGAGATTATATTAATTTATATACTCCTTATCGTGGTATACTTTTATATCATGGATTAGGAAGTGGAAAAACCGCAAGTAGTATTGCCATTGCCGAAGGTATGAAAGAGCGAAAACGTATTATTGTAATGACCCCTGCCTCCTTACGTCGTAACTATATGGAAGAAATTAAAAAATTCGGTGACCAGATTTATAAAAAAAATCAGTTTTGGGAATGGGTTTCTCTCGATACTTATCCAGAAGCCTTGAAAACCTTAACAACCGTATTAAATTTATCCTCGGATTACGTTCTACGAAAAAAAGGTGCTTGGTTTGTGAATATTAAAAAACCAGCAAATTATAATGAATTGTCAAGTGAAGATAAAAAATCACTTGAAGATCAATTGGATGAAATGATACGTGCGAAATATACATTTATTAATTACAATGGACTACGTATGAAACGTTTGGAAGAACTGACCAATGGGTTTAGTCGAAATCTATTTGATAATTGTATTGTCATTATCGATGAAGCACATAATTTAATTAGTCGAATTGTGAACAAGATTAAAAAGGAGAAAAAAATCGAGGAAGATAAACGTGGAGAGAAAGAACGTGTACCTAAAAATTTAGCGTTGAAATTATATGAATATTTAATGTCTGCCAAAGATGCACGAATTGTTCTTCTCTCTGGAACGCCTATTATTAACTATCCAAATGAATTCGGTATTTTATTTAATATCTTGAGGGGATACATTAAAACATGGCAAATACCTCTTCAAGTTAAAACGACGAAAAAAATTGACCGACAAGCATTACATGATTTACTTTTAGGGGAAAAAACGATGGATTATATGGATTATTCGCCTTCCTCGAAAATATTAACAATTACTAGAAACCCATTTGGATTTAAGAATAAATACTCCAGACCAGATATCGAATATCAAGGTGTTTATAATAATATAAAAGAGGCGAATGGATTAGTGAAATTTCATATGGAGGACGATTTTTTTTCGGATGAAGATTTTGAACGTCATTTAATTAGTACTTTACGAAAGAACGATATTGATGTATTGGCAAACGGAATTAAAATAAGTAATAAAAAAGCACTTCCGGATGATTTTGATTTATTTAAAGCAAGATATATCAATGAAATCACGAATGAATTAATAAATGCGGATGCGTTAAAAAGACGTATTTTGGGATTATCTTCTTATTTTAAAAGTGCACAAGAAGGGTTATTACCTAGATTTGATAAAGTGTTAGGGAAAGATTATCATGTAATTAAAATACCGATGAGTGATTTTCAATTTAAAATATATGAAGATGCGAGACGGGAAGAGAGAAAAACGGAGAAACCAAAAGCTAAAAAAGGAAATGAGGATATTTATAAGGATCAAATTTCTACTTATCGTATTTTCTCTCGTTTGTTTTGTAATTTTGTCATTAAAAACCGACCTTTACCAAATGATGATGATCATCCGATCGAACTTGAGGAAACAAATGAAAATGCAATCATTAAAGATACTGAAATCATACAAAATATAATAGAACAAGAAAAAGAGAGAAAACAACAGGAACAACAAGAGAAAAAAGAAGATAAGAATAAAAAACAACAAGAAAAAGAGAGAAAACAGCAGGAAAAGGAGAGAAAACAACAAGAAAAGGAAGAGAAAGAAAGACAAAAAGAGGAAGAGAAGAATAAAAAACAACAAGAAAAAGAGAGAAAACAACAGGAAAAGGAAGAAAAAAAACAAAAGAAAATAGGTGGAGATGGTGAAGATGAAGATGAAGGGTCAGAAGATGAAGAAGAAAAAGAACAAGAAAATCCAGAAGTAAAAAAAAGAGGAGTTACTTTTCAACTAGAAAATTTATTGAAAAAAGCAAATAAAATAACACGTAAAGAAGATGATTTGGATAATGAAAATGAAGGCGAAATTGAAGGAGATACCATATTAAATGAATTAGGTGGAAAAAATTACGAAGAGAAATTAAAGTCTTTTTTAAAGTATATCAAAGATCATGGAAATGAATATTTAACTCCGGAAGCACTTCAAACATATAGTCCGAAATATCTTGCCCTATTAGAAAATCTACTAGACCCAGAATATCAAGGTCTTCATCTTGTTTACAGTCAATTTCGTACTTTGGAAGGTCTTGGTATTTTCAGTCTAGTTCTTGAAAAAAATGGATTTGCCGAATTTAAATTGAAAAAGAATTCCGTTGGATTATGGGATATCGATATTCATGAAGAAAATCTAGGAAAACTGACTTTTGCTCTTTATACTGGAACAGAGACCTCCGAAGAAAAAGAAATCATTCGTAATATTTATAATGGAGATTGGAATTATGTTCCTACCAATATTACGAATAAATTACGTGCAATCTCAAATAATAATAACATGGGCGAAATCATTAAAGTATTAATGATTACTTCTTCCGGGTCAGAAGGGATTAATTTAAGAAATACAAGATATGTTCATATTATGGAGCCTTATTGGCATCCGGTTCGTACTGAACAAGTGATTGGACGTGCGAGACGTATATGCAGTCATAAAAATCTTCCAGAAAGTCTACAAACGGTAGAAGTATTTATTTACTTGATGACATTTACAGAAAGTCAGTTAAATTCCGATGAAGCAATTGAGTTAAAACGAAAAGATAAAAGTAAATTATCCAATATTCCTTTAACAAGTGACGAATATTTATATCAAATATCTGAAATAAAAGCGAAATTGAATGCGCAATTAACGGAAGCGATGAAAGAGTCGGCATTTGATTGCTATTTATACTCGAATATACCTGGGTCAAAAGGACAAGGTACGAATGTACAATGCGTAAATTTCGGTGATCCGAGTAAAGAAAAATTCTCGTATGTCCCTGATTTCGCAGATCAACAAAACGATCTTACCCTAAGAACGAATAAACGTAAAATCGAATGGGAGGGATTTCCGATTCGAATTGGAGACAAAGATTATGTATATCGTAATATGAGTAAAAATGTAATGAATATATATGATCGTGCAAGTTATGAAGAAGCATTACGAGGTGAAGGTGTTCAACCAGTACAAATCGGTACATTGGAAATAAATGAAAAAGGACAACGTATTTTCAAGACATTAGTTGTATAATATGTAGAGATTACCACGATTATTTGAAATATATTTATGGAAATCGGTTCTTCATAAATATATTCTATTTTCATTCTTTCTATAAAACCAATTCAACTAAATTATCAATCAGAATCATATCTGTATCTTTAATACAGTAATAATGCTCACAATTATGATAATAACTTGTTAAAAATTCTTGATAACTATGAATTATTTTTTCTTTAGCACAATTGTTAAGAGTAAATAGATGATTTTTAATGGTTCGATAATCACTTTGAATAAGTATTCTTAAAAAAGTATTATGTAATCTTTGTTTCAAGATAGGATATTTCCAATTTGAAAAACAAGAAGGATTTGCTAATTTTACTTGGTTCATTTCATTCGATGTGATAAGAATAGAATGATTTACTAAAAAGAAAATGGCTATTCCTAAAAGATAAAACATTGGCTAATTATAAATTACTTTTTTATTTTTATTTCATTTTTGAGAATACATAAATTCTTTCATTTGTTTTATATTTTCAGACATTTCATCGATTTTATGGTAAATCGATTTAATTTCGTCTTCTAATTGTTGAATTCTTACCTCTTTAAAAGCGGTAGTATTTATAAAAGGTTCTGGATTATTTGGAAGAATTTTTAATTTTGAAAAAATAGGATTATTGTTATCGAGTGTTTTTGTATTTGTATTTGTATTTGTTTCTTGCAAAGGCACGATAAAAAACTGTTCTTCTAATTTTTCATTCCATCGAATATGTTTTTCCTTTATCGTTATTTCATCTAAAACGATGGGTTGAATAATATTTTCTTTTATTAATGGTTCTTCAATCTTTATATATTTGACCGTCTGAACTGGGTTGGGTCCTCCATTCGTCAATTTATTTTGCGTGATGTCATTCATATTTACCTTTTCTTTTTTCACGGAAGTATCTTGGGGATTTAACCAATTCGCTGCTTGTTGAACCGTATTTTGAGTATAATTCCGATTTTCCAAATCAAAATTTCTTTCTGAAATCGTTTGTTGAATACGTCTTTCCAATTCGCTGATAGGCGGTTTTTCTTCAAGTATTTGATCTCCAAAAGATGGCGTTGGTGGAATGGCTAAAGCAACGGCTTTTTGAAATTCGTCCCGTTTTTTACTTAATTCACGTTCGAAAATGGTTTTTCTCTCTTCTTGGATTTCCTCATAGGTAATCATTTCTTTTTTTACTGGCGTCATTGTTTTTATCGAAGGTAAAGATAAAGACTGTGTTTCAAGTTTTACGATGGTATCCATCATGAAAGAAATGTATTTTTTATTAAAGAATATCAAATTTTGTGGAATGGAAGCCATCGTTTTTCTCTCGTTTTCGTAAAAGGGAACCAGATTTTTTTGAAAAATTTGTAAAAAATAGTCAATCAATTCCTTCGGTTTGGAATGAAGAATATTTTCGTCCATTAAGACTTCCCATAATAATCGCACATTATCTTCATTTAAAAAATCGGTCATTCTTTATTTATCTTAGATATTAAATATAATAAATATATGTTTATATTTATTATTTGAAAGGTAATATATTATTTTTGTTTTGAAAGGCAATATTCTATAATCCATCATTAAAAAATACTTTTCGATATTTTTCTACCGCTTTATCCGAGATACGATGTGTTTTCAAATATTGAGCCGATAATTTATCTACCAACATATGAATAATAAAAAAGAGAGAATAAACACCACATTCCGTATTTCCGTACTGATGTTCTACCGGATGATTTTCATCGAATTTAAAATGGATCGGTTTTTTCAATTCTTTTCCTTGTTTTATAATACGATTTACAAGTACAAGTATTTCGGAAGGGGCTTTATTTCCGGCACTATCGAAAAAGATGATTTGCGCCTTTTTTACATTGATAAATAAACTGATCCAGTGACTTCCTGATTTATAATGTGGATCGGTATTAAAAACAACTCCAATCTTATATTTACCTTGGTCAATTTCCTTTTTTAAATTAAAATGACACAATTCTTCCCAAACACATTCGCCATACATTTTTCTTGTATCAAAATCAATTGGGGAAGGTCCTATAAAATCAAAACATTTATATGCTTTTTCGTATTGTTTCATTACTTTATTAATGTCGATACTAGATAACCATTCATTCGGATTTTTTTTCCATTCTTTTGGCGAAACTGGGGCAAATGAATTAACCATTTCTTTTTTTAATCCGCTTCCTTGAACAAAATTTTGTTTTAACCAACACGATTCTTTATTACATGAATCTTTCATAAATAACGATAATTTATAATGAATTTCGGAAGGGGTATTTGTTTGAATTAAATGATCTGGATGACGTGAATTCCATAAATTACGCAATTTATGTAGGTCACCGTTTTTATAACAGCTAAAATCATTTAATTCTTTTTTATCTTTTGGACTACAATTCACTTGTTGAAGAATAATGTTTTTTTTTGTTTTTATTGGTCTGTTGTTTCTATTATTTTTTTTGTTACTTTTATTGTTTGTTTTGTTTTTATGGTTGTTTTTTTTGGTACTTGTTTTGTTTGTTTTGATCATGTTTTTCAACGTTTTCATTTGAAGTCTGTCCTTAATTATTCGTGAGATTATTCTTTTTACCAATCCCTTTATTCTTTAATTCCGGATCTTTTAGATTAATTTTTTTCTTTTTTGGTAAAATAGGTTCTTCTTTTTTTAAAATGGTTCTTTTTACTAAACCATCTAATGTTGAATTTTTAACGTAAATCTGACGCATCATTCCTTTATTTGCGTTTTCGATTGAAATATCGGAAGGTTCTAAAAAGTCATCGAGATGACTGAGATTTTCTTCTAAATCTTTATAGTCTTCTTGAAGAATATCGCTTCGATCGATCGTTTTAAAATAGTCGATACTTGTATGAATAAATTTATCGAAAGCACGATAAATATCATCATGATAAAAAACACTATCTATTTCGTCAGATAATAAATCTTTGGTTAATTGAATAATCCTTTTTCTGTAAAATTTTTTATCTTTGTAAGAAGTGGGATGAAATGGATCAACTTTATTGAGAGAACCATTTAATAAATATTCCATGGTAATGTCTTGTATTATTTTATTTGTTTCGTTTATTTCGTTTTTGTCGTGAATCGATGGTGAACAATCTTTTTTTTTAATTTTATTTTTTTTGGGGGTCGGTTCTAAATTTTTTGCCGTATCTAAATTGATTGAAACATCTAAATTTTGTGACGGTTCTATATTTTGTGACGGTTCTATATTTTGTGACATTTATATATTTGTTATTTTATAAATATATAAATTCTACTTATGTCTATGCCTATGCTTAAGCTTAACCTTAAGCCGATGGATCGGTCATATTTCGAACTTGAACACGTGTTGAATTATGAAACATTTCATAACCAATTTCTTTTGAATTTGGATTAGGATTAAAAGGACAAAATTGTTCTTTTTCAAATAATAATGAATTGGGATATGTTTCTGGTTTGGGATGGAATGCAACATGATATAAATCACTGTTACTACTAGGCACATAAACCGATTGACTACATTTTTGAAGGGCAAATACTTGATTTCTTAATACACTCTCGGTATTAATATTCGAAGCAAACCCTGACCAAGGTGATTGTGTATTTCCAGGATTAAATACTTGATGAACATTATAAACAGGCGTTTGTACAAGACGAGTATTTACTTCCTTTCTTGGATCAACAATTGGTAAATAAGAATATTTTGTCATTACTGGACGTACATCAATATAAGGCTGTAACATTTGGGAAGGAATATTACGATTGTAAATTCGTTCGTTGGTTTGTTTATGAATTTCGGAAGGACATTCTACTTTTTCTTTTGCGTTTAAAGCATTTATATTAACCTTTTGATTGACATTCATTACTTTTGTATTTTTTAAATCTGCCATTATTTATATAAATATATATTTATAATTCTTTACAAAAAATATAATCATAACCTTTTTGTAAAGAATATAAAGATTAGAACACTATAAAAATAGTATCGGTATCTTTGTTTTAAAAATGTGTGGAATATTTACTCTTCTAAATAATGATATTTTTTCGTATGATTTTGTAAAAACACAATTTGATAAAGGTAAAAATCGTGGACCGGAATCTTCTAAATTAGAAGATATCTTTATAAAAGCTACTTTTGGGTTTCATCGTTTAGCGATTAATGGTCTAAATGAAGGATCGAACCAACCATTTCAAATCGATCATATTTCATTAATATGTAATGGAGAAATTTACAATTATAAAGAATTATATAAATTCATGGATCTGGATCCAGAAACAGATTCCGACTGCGAGGTTATTTTACATTTATATAAAAAATATGGAATAGAACAGACGTTAACGATGTTGGATGGGGTATTTGCTTTTATTCTTTGTGATTACCGGAATTCTTTTATCGATGATAATGAAATTAAAAGTAAAATTTATATTGGTCGGGATCCTTATGGAGTAAGACCACTATATTATTTAAGTCCTGTAAAAAATGAAACGTCCGATAATAATATGTATCATGATAATAGATATGGTAAATCAAATAATTATTCTTTGAATAACTCGATGTACAATAATAAATATACGGAGGATTTTAAATTATATGGATTTAGTTCAGAATTAAAATGCTTGCATGAGTTTCAACAATATTTAAATGAAGGTTTAAAGGAAGGTTTAAATGAAAAAAAACCATTATCGATGATAAAACAATTTACACCTGGAACTTATAGTGAATTTGAAATTTCGAATAAAGCGATGTCTAGTTGGAAGCTAGTCAAAGAAAACGTAGTGTATCACACTCCTTCTTTTTCTTATCAGAGTAATTTAAACCATTCTCTCAACTATCAAGACATCATTTTGAATAAAAGTATTATTCATTATTGTAAAAATATAAAAAAAAAATTAATAGAAGCAGTAAATAAAAGATGTTTGACTACCGAAAGACCGATTGCATGTCTTTTATCTGGTGGATTAGATAGTAGTTTAATTACCGCGTTAGTGAATGAATATCAATTAAAAAATCATCCCGAAAATCTTTTAGAAACGTATAGTATTGGACTAGAAGGTTCAGTGGATCTTTATTATGCAAAAAAAGTTGCGAAACATTTGAATACGAAACATACCGAAATTATTGTTACGGAACAAGAGATGTTTGATGCCATTCCAGAAGTAATTCAAGCAATTGAAAGTTATGATACCACCACGGTTCGAGCAAGTATCGGGAATTATTTATTAGGAAAATATATTTCGAAAAATAGCGATGCTAAAGTGATTTTTAACGGCGATGGATCCGATGAAATTTGCGGTGGTTATCTTTATATGAACCGATGCCCGGATGGGATTGAATTTGATAAAGAAACAAGAAGTCTTTTAAAGGATATACATCTTTTTGATGTATTACGTAGTGATAAATCGATCTCATCCCATGGATTAGAACCTAGAACACCTTTTTTAGATCGTAGTTTTGTAAATTATTATTTATCCATCCCACATGAATATCGATTTCATAAGAATTTGAATATATGCGAGAAATATCTACTTCGAAAAAGTTTTGACTATTATTTTAATATAAGTGGTAATCATCTTTTACCAGAAGAGATATTATGGAGACGTAAAGAGGCGTTTAGTGATGGAGTAAGTTGTCAAGGACGTTCATTATTTGAAATCTTACAGGGAAAAATTGCGGAAAAAATGAACTTGGAAGCAAATATAGAAACGGAGAAATTATATTACAAGTCGCTTTTTGATGATTTTTATCCAAATCAATCTCATATTCTACCTTATTTCTGGATGCCGAAATATACCGATGCGAAAGATCCTAGTGCGCGTACATTAGAGATTTATTAGATTTATTAAATTGATATCTTTTGTCAATTGTTGTTTTACAAAGTGACCCACCGTTTTTATAAAAAAATTGATTATAAACATTTACAATAAATAACGAGATCATATAAAAATAAAGAATGCCCGATTTTATTCAAAATTATAATATAAATGGCTTATATGTTTGTTTACTATTATTCGTATATAACATATGGAAATCTAATTATGAATATATAAATATAATTTTACATAAAATATATTTATTAAATTATACTTCTCTTATTATTGTAATAAATATAGTAGGATTATATTTGTTTTTGAAAAATTTATCATTAGAAGTAAATATAAATTTTTCTTTACACCTTTATACATTTAAAACGCATAAATATTCTCTATTATAATTATATTATGAAAATAATAAGTTTAGGTGGAATTGGTGGTTGTGAATTAGCTAGAGCATTAAGAAATCTAAATCAACCAACATATCCTTATGATTGGTTGATTACAACGCAAACTTTTATAATAAATTCATTTAATGATATAAATAATTTTTTTGTGTTTGATGAAAAATATGTATATAATAATGATAAATTATTAGTTTATGATAAAAAAGCAATAATGCTTCATGATTTCAATAATTTTTTATTACAAAAAGAAGGAGTAATAACGAAATATAAAAGAAGATTTGAAAGATTAAATGAATCTTTAAATAGCAATGAGGATATTTTATTTGTTAGAATGTACGATAATTTAGAAGAAAAATTAATCCCTATAGATTATTATAATAATATTTTAATTAGAGATGAAGAAGATATACAAGAATGGGAAATTTTTATTAATTATATTCAAAGCAAATATAATAAAAAAATAAAATTATTGATAATAACTAGTAAAGAAAACATTTGTAGCAAAACCTATAATAATATTATTGTTAGATTTACAAAAAAACATAAAAATAATGAAATTATTTATAATATTGTACAAGATACACTAAATTCGGAGTTTTAAATGTATAAAGGTGTAAAATATAAATAATCAATATTTTACACCCTTGAAGATTTAAAAAATGTTATACAACGAAGTATGGAACAAACTTTTATAATATAATTCTTGCAAAATAATTATATTATATTCTCTACGTTTATTAACACCAACCAAAAGAAAAATGTATGGATATCTAGTTGGAACGACCTTTTTGAAATCATTAAATCCTTACTTTAGAAAACATGTTTTAAATACGCTGGATCCAAGAGAATATTTCTATTTGAATAGTTTTTTTGTTTTTATTTTAATGATCCTTATTTTTATCTTCTTTGAAACGAGCGAAACCATTGAAAAAATGATGTCCAATTATAAAAAATTAAAAATCAGTCAAATGGCATGTATTGTAATCATTTCTTTGTTGCTCGTTCTTTCTTCCTTACTTATTTATGAATTAGATAAAAATCATAATACCCCTTTTATCAATAATATGTTACTGAAAACAGGTTCGGTAATTCTTCTTATCACTGTAAGTGTTTTTATATTTGGAGAGAAATATACAATGAAACAAATAATGGGTATTCTCCTTATTTTTATCGGGATATACCTAGTAATGCAAAAATAAAATAAAATAAAAATATTATTTACGTTTTTTCAAAGTAATGTTCCTTTTTCCTTTACATTTAAATTTACCTCTTGTAAACCCTTTTCGTCCTACAATTGTTTTTGTACATATCCCAATCGATCTAGTTTCATTTTTATCTTTTTCTAGTCCACTTACTTTTTTAATACAACGACATAATTTATTCGACAATATATTTTCGGCTTCTTTTTTAATTTCTTTATAAGACCCTTCATATGGTAATTTATAATATTTCAGTATATTTTTATAGTCTTGAAGAGTTAGATTTGTATCATTTTTATTTTTACTCATTCGAATACAAGATCTATCTTTATTATATATCAGTTATATTATAATTTGTCTAAATTCGAAAACATCAATGGGCAATAAAGGTTAATATTGATATGAATGATCACTATCTTTGTAAATAAAATAATACTTTTGTAAATATAATAGTAAATTTATGAAAATAGTAGTCTTTGATTTAGACGAAACGCTTGGTTATTTTGTGGAATTTGGTATATTTTGGTCTTGTTTACAAAACTATTTATTTGAAGAAAAAAATAATAATTCTTTAACACAAGAAGATTTTAACGAGATACTACATTTATATCCAGAGTTTTTACGTCCAAATATTATTACGCTTTTAAAATATTTAATACATAAAAAAAAATCCAAATGCTGTAATAAAATATTAATTTATACAAATAATCAAGCCCCGAAAGAATGGTGTAAACGATTAATTACTTTTTTTGAAGATAAATTAAAATTTACGTTGTTTGACCAGATTATTAATGCGTTTAAAATAAATGGGGAAATTGTCGAAATATGTCGCTCAACTCATGACAAGACGTTTAATGATCTTGTAAAATGTACAAAAATACCATCCAATAGTAAGATATGTTTTTTGGATGACAACTATTATCCAGAAATGTCAAATGATCATGTTTATTATATAAACATCAAACCTTATATTCACGATTTAGATTTTGAAGTAATGATTCAACGATTTTGGAATTCGAGTGTTCGAGAGAAAATATTCCCACAAGATGAAATTTATGACAAGAAAGAAGGAATAAAAGACAACAAAAAGTATTTTGAAAATAAAATGGTTCAATCCTTTAAATCATATGATTATTTTATCGTACCAAAAACAAAAGAAGAAACAAATATAGATCGAATTATCAGTAAACAAATTCTAATTCATTTACAATATTTTTTCGATAAATATAAAAAAGATACGTCACCGTTCTATAAAACAAAAAATACGAAATCGGTTAAAAAAGGGAAAAAACAAACGAATAGGACGAGAAAACGTGATTTGTAAACCGACACTCAACTCATTCCTAAGAAAATAATTATTTTTCTAACATGTCTAATGCTTGAATTAAAATACTTTCTTGATTTAACAATTTACGAAAGATAAGACATTCGTCCATTTTAAATTGAAAATGTTTATGATAATGATTTTTACAAACCAAATAAACCCCTTGATCGGTGATTTTTGTTTCACAGAAAATGGCACCTCTGGATAAATGTAGATTGTCTGGATCTTTTAAGCAGATCCATCGAAGATAGGTTCCTTCGCGTAAATCTTTGAGTTCATCTACATAAACATATTCACGTAATTTATCTAAATATTCAATGTTTATTTTTTTCGATAAATGTAATTCTTTTAAAATATCATCATTCATTTGTTCTATTTTTTGGGTGGTGTAATTCATTATTTTTTCGTTTTTTTCATTATCTAGTGCATTCAATAATTGATTGATATCCATATTTATGGAATAATGATTTAATATATTTATTTAATATTTATTAAATCATTATTTATTTTATATAATATTTTCAAGAAAAAATATATTTATGAAGCCTTTCAATATCATATCCTTGATCTGGATCAATAGTATAATCCAAAATTTTTACAATATTTTCATAGAATTCTTTGGGTTTTTTTAATATTTGATTTCTTGAAACTATAAATTGTGCTCCTGCACCAAATATACATTCATTCATATGATAATTTACTCCAAATATTTTTTCAATCGTTTTATAAAGATTCTTACATTGTGTGTTATACAAAATTTCTAATTCTAAAGAAGAGTAAATTATTTTTTCACTTAAAAATTCAAAATCAATATTTAATTCTTTGTTTTTATAACAATATAAAGAAACAAAATTAAGTAAATTTTTCATTATATTCGGTGAATGATAAAAAGGTTCTCCTTGTAAAAAAATAATGTAATCTTCTAAATTATCATAATTATCAGATATATATTTATAATAAGTATGACCTTCTCTTCCTACATTTTCTAATAATATTTCATTGTATCCGTCCTCTAATTTCTCTCCTTTATTATATATTAATACATTTTGGAATTGTTTTGTCCATTTTATATTTTCATTATAACGTGCAACAATAATAATCATTATTTAATAATAATATAATTATTTATATTATAATTATGTTTTTAACATATTTTATTACAAACATTTATTACAAAACATTTATTACCAAGATCCGAACCCGCCTCCACCAAGTACACTATTTGCTGCCATCGGCTCAAAACTTTCATTCATTCCAGGAGTAGCTGCACCAATTAAAGGTGTTGGGTCTCTTTGATGCATATTATCAAAATTTGGTGACTGTTCTGGTGCCATTTGTGATTGTCCTTGTGTATAATTACTGGGTAATTGTGATAGAGAAGTACCGTCATTATAGGTAGGAAGAATAGAATTGTTAGCGGTTTGATTTACCGAATAAGAAGAAGAGGACATTTGTCCAGAGATTGGTTGCGAAACGCGAACATTTCCGGATTTTCCTTTTTTATTTTTTTTGTCTCCACTTGTGCCTTCCCATAAATCATTTAATCGTTCTACTAAAATACTGACTTTCTCTCCTAATTTAGTTTGTAAACTCATGGTGATCATTAAAACAGATAAAACAATATAATTAACACTAAAATCTGGATAATTTAGTCCACTATAAGTAGGGATATAAGTAATAATACGGTGAATGAAAAAAAGTCCAATAAAAATAACAATGACTTGAATAATAATTTCAGCCGTTAATTCTAAACTACTTTTTTGTTCTTCAGCTTCAGGGACAAATTTTTGCATCGATTTGTTTAAAATAATAATAGGAATAATTGCTATAAGTGCGTATTGAATAATATTTAACATTTCACTTTTTGAGTCATCATCAAAATTTAAAACATGTTTAATAAAACTTTTTGATTTTGAACCATCGTCTAAACTTTCCATATGATTTATAAAAAGAAATTAAAATAAATAAAATGGCATCAAACAATTATATGTGAAATATGTGTTTTGTTTCTAAATCTTTGATAGGATAAATCATTTTCAATTCAACATTTTTTCTAGTTTATTTACTTTTTTCATAGTTTCTGCATGTAATTTGAATGATTTGTTTTTTGAATAATTCGTGACAAAAAGTTTATCACTTCGATATGTTAAAATTCGATTATGTGTTATTTTAATCACCCGTTTTAAAGCATTGAAATAATCCAATTTTTCAAAATTGAGTGAATAAATAAGACAACGGTCAATATCGTAGGCGCTCAATAAATCAGCTTCTCGAACAATATGATACGCTAATTGATATTCTCCTAGTTCTGGAAATCCATTTTTTTTTACAGTAGAATAGGACATCGTAGAAATAATTTTCTCCATTACTTCTAATTGTTCCTTATTCATATGAATTTTCATATGATCTTTAATCATTTCAATCCCTTTTTCTTGATCCATATATTTTTTATCGCACATATCATGTAGGATCGCAGAAGTGTAAATAATTTCTTTTTGTTTTTCTAAAAATGGATACTTTATTACTTCACTATTATAAATCTCCTCTGCATAATGAAGTACTTCTAAACTATGTTTTAATCCATGCGATTCATCAATATTTAATTTATGAGTTGTGTTAATCACATAATTGAGAGAGTAATTTATTAATGTTATAAAAGGGGTTAATTTCATTTCTGGTATATTATTATATAATCGATTATTTCTTATATAATTCTATTATTTTATATTTTATTTATAAAAATTTGATTTACTATTCAATTTTCTATATTTAGGATGAAATAAAATTGCGTAAAATATATTTAAAAACAAAGTCAATTAAATACATATTATACAATGAGTAATTCTCGTTCGAATGCTGCAGCAATCAATCGAAGAGCTGGTAATATTGTACAACAACGTCCAAATACACAACAGCAACAAGCACCCGTAGGTTTTAATCCTAAAACACCAGTTCAAAGTCAACCTCCACAAACAAATCCAAAGAATGTACGTTTTGTACCTTCTGGACAAGGTCTGCCTCCTCCTCCACCAAATAATTCTTCTGCACAACCCAGATATTTTCAACAACCAACCATTCCTGTGAAAACGGCTGGTGTAAATGGACCGGTTGGTCAAGTATCGATTTCAGATGCCTTTGCTTTAGTGACAATACGTTTAGGAAGAGTTGAACAATTCATTCAACAATTACAAGAAGAAGGGTTGGAAAGTTTAGGAATTTCCACAAGTGACAATCAAAATGAGAATAATGGTTCTACCGCTGTTTTAGATCTACAAAATACATTAAAAGAAAATGAAAAAACGATACTTGGTTTAACACAAAAAATAGATAGTTATGAAAGTACTATTCAAAATATGAAAGATATGTTATTAACCTTGACCATGAAAAATGAAAAAAATTCGATTGAAACAAGTGTTATTTTTAATAAATTCGAAGAAAATATGAAGAGTATTGAAATTAACGTAAATGGACTAGTAGAAAAACATGATTATTTACAAAATCAATTACAAACCTCCTTTGTTGAAACCCCATTAGAAATAAGTGATGACATAAATGAAGAAAAAAATGAAATTCTGGAAATAGAAGTAGAAACAGTATCAGAAACCGAAACAGAAGAATAAATACACAATACAAAAAGTTGTTAGAAGTAGGTAGTTCATTTTTTGTAAGATTATTTTGAATTGGTTTTGGTTTTCGATTTTTAGGTAACGCGTTTTCATTAAATAAAAAAAATACGTTTTTTATTTAAGTTCAAAGACAAATACCTAATATTAAAATGAAATTAATAATTGCTTTATTTATTTTTTGTATTGTTTTATTTTTTTATTTACATATTCAATTTCATTTAAAACAAAGTGATGATTTAGAGATGTATGAATTAGATAATGCTTCCAAAGAAAAATTGGAAGAAATATGTGATTTCAGACAACCTGTTTTATTTGAATTTGATTGTCAAAAAATAATCGAAACCACGAATAAAACATATCTTCAAAACAATTTTTCTTCTTTCGATATGAAAATTCGTAGAATTCAATCTGAAGAAGAATTATATGTTCCTTTGCCTTTACATACAACCATAAAATTATTAGAAGAAGATCAACAATCATCTTATTTTACAGAAAATAATATGGAATTCATACAAGAAACAGGAATTATAAAAAATATTCAATATAACGATTCTTTTATACGTCCATACATGGTTTCCAATTATTTTTATGATATTTTGATGGGTTCACTCAATACATCGACACCTTTAAAGTATGAAATTAATTATCGTAATTATTTTTTAATGACACAAGGAAGTGCAAAAATTAAATTAATACCTCCCAAGAGTACGAAATATTTGTACCCAAAATATGATTATGAAAATTTTGAATGGTCTTCCCCTTTTAATGTATGGAATATTCAATCGCAATATAAAGTAGATTTTGATAAAATAAAGAGTTTAGAATTTACTTTGACCCCTGGAAAAACATTATACATACCTGCTTATTGGTGGTATTCTATATGCTTTAGTAAAGATACAAGTATCACTTGTTTTAAATATCGTACATATATGAATAATTTAGCGATTAGTCCTTATCTAGGTATGCATATTCTTCAAATACATAATATTAAGAGAGAAACTAGTAAAAAAATTCCGATGAATGAATTGAACCAGACACAAACACAAATACCAGACCTAAAAAAAGAAGAAACAAATGAAAGAAAAGAAGAAGATACTACTAAAATTGAGGATTTGTCACCTCCTCCTCCAACTTTAGAAAATGAAGTTGTTTTACGATGAAAAAGGAAAATTAAATTATTTGAATATTACAATAAAAATGTTTCAATATTTAAGTTCTTTCTTTCAAATCGACGAAGAAAAAGAGGATGATCAAATAAATAGTAATCATGAAGAAAATAAGAATGATTACGATACAGATTTCCCAAAAGACAAAAAAAGACAGAAATCGAAGACGTCATCCGTTTTACCAAACAATTCCAATTTTACCAATGCGAAATTAAAACGTGTCAAAAAAAGCGTCCGTTTTACAACCCATTTAAGCAAAACAAAAAAAAGAAATCGTTTATAAATGTTATTATAAACCATTACAAATCTTATAAAAATACAAAAAATACAAAATCTTGTAAAAAATACAAAATCTTGTAAAAAATACAAAAATTAATTATTTGTTTTTTTATTTTTTTTATACAAATCAACACATTTATCGATGGACGGATATTCATAATTTTTTAACATTTCCTTTAATTGAACAATGACTTCTTCGTCTTTAAAAAGATGTTCAAATAATATTATTTTTTTCAAACTATTTTCATCCGCTTGTTTTGTCATTTGTTCAAAATCTTGTCTTAAAATGATCGATGATAACGTTTCCATGATTTTTTTCCCAAAAGAAGATTGGTAGTAATTATGTGATATTGTGATATACCATCTTGTTTTTTTATTTTCTAATGGTAATAGATTGACACCTATAATTAAATGATTTTTATTAAAACTCACTTTGGACCAAGAAAAACTAGGATAAATATACATATGAAAATTACTTGTTTCTTTAACATTGTTATTCAGAACAGACATGGATGGATTGGAAATATAGTCAAAAGATAATCCGATACGATCTTTGAATACAAAATGCTTGATATTTTTAGGTGGTTCACTATTACCAAAACCTAGAATAGATCCATGGACAAATTCTGGATGTCGTAAATCCATCGTATTGTAAGCACTATCGGTGAAAGATCCAGGCATATCAATTTCTAAAAAGGATTTCTCGTAATTTTGATTATGAAAAAAAGGAATACTGAATGGTTTTTTAAGGAGAGGATCATGAGACCAAAATAATTTGCCCTCATGTTCCATTACTTGTCCAAATCTATCATTTGTAGTCATTTCTAATCCATGATAAGGACACTTTAGGCAACCATTCTCTGTAATTATTCCTTGGTCTAAAGTTGATCCCATATGTTTACATATATTGATCGTACTAATGAATTCCTTTTTTTTATCGTCTCTCCAAATAACAAGTGGTAAATCACCTACATTAATTTTATAAGGTTTTGAATAGTCAATTTTATTTAGAATACCGATACATTGCCAGTGATTGAAAAAATCGAAAAATGCATGACTATTTTTTGGGAAAAAAAGAATACTTATAAAAAAGAGTGAAATAAAAGTCATATAATCCGAGTGTTTAAAAAATATTAATTTCTTTCGTAAAAGATATAAACATTATATCTTTAATATTTAATATGCGTGTTTTTATTATATTATCTTTTTTTACCTTTTGCAAAAGTCTGATTACAGATATTTCCAACATTCAAAAATATAAAAGTTTTTTTCCAAAAGAAACGATTAATCAATTGTTTCAAGAATTAACTGATCATAAAGTATCGAAAATATTCATTAATCGAGATTATAAAGAAATTGTATCTATTAACAATTTACCTGAAGCAAATATTTATTTTGATTATCATTTAATCAATGTAGATCCTATTATTATTCCAAAATTGGTTGAAAAGGCGGTTGAACAGAATATTGATACAACCTTTATAGATTTTCGAGGAGGAATTTTATTTGATATTCAAAATGTATTTTTTGCTTGTTTTCAATTATTAAATTATGCGATCCCTTTCTTTTTTTTGGTTTCGTTTTTAAGTATCTTTTTTACAGGATCAAACGGTCCTCCATCTCCGATGAATATGAACCAAAGAGGAGGAGGAGGTGGAGGCGGATTTTTCTCTCGAAATAGTATGAATGTAAATAAAAATGAAAATATGATCCAACCAAATGTATCTTTATCTAGTTGGGCAGGAAGTCCTGAAGTGTTGGAAGAATGTAGAGAAGTAATTTCTTATTTGGAGAACAAAGAAAAATTTAAATTATTGGGAGCTGAAATGCCTAAAGGTATTTTATTGGAAGGACCTCCGGGTACAGGTAAAACATTATTGGCAAAAGGGATCGCTACGGAAACAAATGCTTCTTTTATTTCTATTTCTGGTTCAGAATTTGTTGAAATGTTTGTTGGTGTTGGAGCATCACGTGTAAGAGATTTGTTTTCAAATGCGAGAGATAATCGACCATGTGTTATTTTTATTGATGAAATTGATGCGGTAGGAAGACAACGAGGAACAGGTATTAATATGGCGAACGATGAACGGGAACAAACGTTAAATCAAATTCTATATGAAATGGACGGGTTTAATGATAATGAAAATATCCTGGTACTAGCTGCAACGAACCGAAAAGATGTATTAGATCAGGCATTATTACGTCCTGGACGTTTTGATCGAATTATTCGTGTTCCTTTACCAGATAAATATTCAAGAGAGAAAATATTGGATTTTTATTTACAAAGTCGTCCAGTTGAAAAAACGTTGGATATGAATGCTTTGGCGGAAATTACAAGTGGTTTTTCTGGCGCACAATTGAAAAATTTAATTAATGAAGCAGCAATTATGTCTGCGAAAAAAGGAGCAACAAGTATTTTGGAAGAAGATTTATTTAATGCCTTTGAAAAATTAATTGTGGGTCTTGTAAAAAATAACATGGATGTTTCGGATGCTACAAAAACAAGGGTAGCGATCCATGAGTCGGGTCATGCATTTTTGACCCTTATGTTTAAAAATTATTTTGAATTACAAAAAATATCTATTAAAGCCACTTATAATGGAGCAGGGGGATATACTTTATTTTCTGAAAAACCAGAAATAAAAGAAGGAGGGTTATATACGAAGGATATTTTGAAGAAACGTTTAATCATCATGATGGGTGGAAAGGCAGCTGAAAATATTTACTATGGGGAAGATTTCGTATCCGTTGGATCGTTTGAAGATTTGAGACAAGCCAATAAATTAGCCCAACAAATGATTGGAAATTATGGGATGGGAAAAAAGTTGGAAGTTTTTTTCAATGAAAATATGAATGATGAGTCTAATCCTTTTTTAGGTCGCAGTTTTTCGATGGGGTCGAAATATTCGGATGATACGAGATTTATGATGGATAATGAAACATTATCTTTAGTGGTAGAAGCTTATGACGAAGCAAAATATATTTTAAATAATTATAAAGATATTATGATTGAAATTGCCTATTCATTAAAGAATAAAACAGTTTTAAATGCGAAAGAAGTAACTAGCATTGTTAAAAAAAATGGGTCATTTATTGAGATTAACAAACTTACCCAAGGTATAAATGAATAAAATCATGGACAACTGTCAAATAATGCATCAAATATATATTTTAATTTATTATCGTAATATATATTAAATAATCAAAATGAAATTTACAAAAAGAAATATCCTTAAAAATAAAAAGAAGCAAGAAACAAAAACAAAAAGAAATAAACATAAAATTACAAAGAAAATGGTAAATAAAATCAAAACGACCTCAAAAAAAATAGGCGGACAACCTTCCACAACTGTACAACATTCCACAACTGTACAACATCCAAAAATCAATTATGCGTATACCTATTTAATTTTTAATTATCAAGATTATAAAAAATATATTTTTAGTCAACCTTCTGCAAATATTTTTATTTTAAATAAAATAAATAATTGTAGTTGTTTGGAAATAAATAGTTCTGTCAATTGTAATAATCTTACAGAAACCAGTAACACACCTATTTTAAATAATGATAATGAATATCTTATTTTGGTTATGAAATACAGAAATATGGTTAGTTTTTCAGAAAATTTAAAAAAGAATATTAATTTATTTAACAATCCTTCTTTTTTGAATGAAATTTTAGGTAGTGGTATTATTCGTCAATATCTTGATACGAACATTGTAAAAATAGGAATATATAGTATATGTTTGTATATTAAACAAGGTCAAGGTTATGGAACCGTACTATTCAATATTATATTACATGCGATTAATTCAATCTATAGCTCCATGACAGATCCAAATACAACAATAAATTTATGGTTGGGAATTCGATTAGATAACCCGAATTTTAAAAAATTAATACATTTATATACTAGTTTTGGGTTTAAAAATCCAATCGTAAGTTCGAAAGATTTGAATGGACAACCATTGTCTTTTAAAATTATGGAATTATCGAAAGAAATGTATGATTACGTAACCAATGAAGATACCACTTATAAAACATTATTAGAAATAATTGATATTTATAAACAAACCTTACTTCAAACAAAAACATGTAAATTTAAATTTATGTTAGATAGAAGCGCTATTTTAAATCTTCGCTTAATGCCTTATTTGAATACCTCTGAAAAACTTGATAATATTTTGAATAATAATGTTTTGAATAATGAATATAGTGGATCATTATTTATTTATAACGCATCACAAATCGGGGATGATATATATTACAAGTTATCTTTAGAAACGATCCAGAATGATAAGGGTATTCATTTTAACAAAGGTGATGAAGAGTCGGTTCAGATAATTCATGAGCAACGTACATATCATACTCATCCTATTTTGGCATATGTGAAATATAAAAGATTAGTAGGATTTCCTTCAGGTTCAGATTTTGCAGCTGTTTTTATATTAGGTTTTAATGAAGATATTCAATTTCAATTTCATATGGTTATTACAATTGAAGGTATTTATATTCTCTCTTTATCTGAAAAAGCAGTAAATAAATATAATGAAATACCGAATATTAAAGAGGGAGTTTCTTGGATGTTGAATAATCCAGGTTCATTACAATATGATCCAGAATTAAAATATGATTGGATAAGTGAATATTCAGAAACGAATAATTCTGCCAAGGATGTTTCTCTTGAAATACAAAAATTCTTTGAATGGCTCAAAAAAATAAATGATGAATATATGTATGGACTAATTGAGTGTAAATTTTATTTTTGGAAAGAGATCGATAAAAATACGAAATTTGAAGTCTTTTATCACAAGTCGGATAATAATTCATATTGTTATCCTTCAAAAATAACGAGGGAGGTAGAGGTAGATATTCCAGATGAGAATGAAATGGACACCGATTTATAATACTCTTTTACTTCATTTGATGTAGAGAGACATTTATTTTGTAAAGATGAATTTCAATAATACAATAATAGTACAATAATAAATTAAAGATTTATTATTATATTATCTAATCAAGTAATCATTATTTTTATGAATGTATAAATTTTTAGTAAAAGACCGAAATTATACAAATTGTGAAATGGTTCCTTATTTTGAAAAAGATGAAAAAAAGAGAGAAAAAGAAGAGAAAGAAAAAATAATCCCAAATGGATGCAAACTTTTCCATGAAGATATTATTCGATGGAATAAAATAGAAAATAACGAACCAACAAATGAAATGATCGTTCTTCAATCAAAAGTTAGAGAGAAATCTTTTTTATCAGGAGTATTAATTTTAAAAGGAAATAAAACGTACGGAAGACGTAAAAATCAAACTACCAATAAACCCGATAAATTACTTTATAAATGTATTCCAAACGATACATTTCTTCCTTCTTTTTTAATTCCTTATGAAATTAAAAATATGGGGTTTTCAAAATTATTCAATAATTTATATGTTACCTTTAAATACGATCGTTGGGAAGAAAAACATCCTTATGGTAGTCTTTTACAAGTGATTGGAAACGTGGATGAATTACCTAATTTTTATGAATATCAATTGTATTGTAAAAATTTACATTTATCCATTCATTCTTTTGAAAAAAAGACGGTTCAATCCATTCAAAAAATAACAGAACAAAACGGGGATTTATTTGATTGTATCAAAGAAAAATATAAAGGAAACTTTGAACAAGGAACGATTGAAGAGCGAAAGAAAGAAAATTATACGATTTTTACAATTGATCCAGAAGGAAGTATGGATTTTGATGATGCATTCAGTATTAAAATCCTTTCCAAAGATAAAAACAAAATGTATTTTTTACTAAGTATTTACATTTCAAATGTTGCGATTGTATTAGATACACTTGAATTATGGAATTCATTTTCAGATCGTATTTCTACCATTTATCTTCCAGATCGAAAAAGATCAATGTTACCAAATATATTAGGAGATCATCTTTGTAGTTTACAGGAAAAAACAAATCGGGTTGCTTTTACGATGGATGTTTTTATAGAAGTTTCTACAGAAGATGACATACTAGATAAAACCCTTACCATACAAAAAATAGAATTTAAAAATACGTTGGTTCAAGTAGATAAAAATTATGTTTATGAAGAAAAAAGTTTATTGAAAAATCTGAATTACCAACTTTTACTTGATGTAACCAAAAGTCTCTCAAAGAATGAATATTCTTATCTTCCTTGTATAAATGACAGTCATGATGTAGTTGCCTATCTTATGATATGGATGAACCATACATGTTCGAAAGAATTATCTCGTTTTAATAATGGAATTTTTCGTTGTACTTCTTTTGGAAAAGAAATGGAGAGAAAAAGGATGCATGATGACAATACCTTTTTTCCATTTTTAATAAACCAAGTAGGTAGTTATGTGAATAAAGAACAAGTCAGTTCTTTGTCAACCTTACATCACTCTGCATTAGGGTTAGAAAGTTATTTGCATATAACGAGCCCTATTCGACGTTTGGTTGATTTATTGAATATGATCAAATTACAAGAAAATCTAAAAATAATTTCTTTATCAAACGAATCGAAAGTCTTTTATAAAAAAAGATTGGATCAATTGGAAGAAATCAACGAAACAATGAAAAAAATACGTAAAATACAAAATCAAAGTAACCTTTTGGAATTATGTACCAATCATCCTGAAATATTGGAAAAAAAGTATGAAGGATATGTTTTTCAGAAAAAAGAAAAAGAATTTGGATACTATTCCTATGAAGTTTATATCATCGAGTTAAAAATAATATCGAAAATAAAAACCAATCAAGAATTCGAAGAAGGTGTAAAATATCCTTTTCAGATTTATATTTTTAATCACGAAGAAAATATTAAGAAAAAAATCAGATTAAAACTATGTTGTTGAAATTTCAATGACCAAAAACAGGAAACATGAAAAATAGAATAAATAAAAATAATATAAACATTTTAAACCATGATATATTAGTTTATACAAATAATATACTACTTTGTAAAATGGTAAAAATATGTTCAACAAATTATTCAAATCAAGATGAAGAAAAATATCGTGATTATTTTGATAATTATCCTTTTCCTTTAAGCAGTTTTCAAAAATATGCGATCGAATCGATTGTAGAAGGGCATCATATTTTAGTCACTGCACATACTGGTTCAGGTAAAACACTTCCTGGTGAATTTGCAATTGAATATTTTGTAGGAAAAGGAAAAAAGGTCATTTATACTGCACCAATTAAAGCTCTCTCGAACCAAAAATTCTATGAATTTACACAAAAATATCCACATATTTCTTTCGGGATTTTAACCGGAGATATTAAATTTAATCCGGAAGCCGACGTTTTAATTATGACCACCGAAATACTTCAAAATACACTTTATCGTAGAAAAACAACCGATTGTAATACGTCTTCCAATCTTTTGATGTTTGATATGGATATTGATAAAGAATTAGCTTGCGTGATTTTTGATGAAGTTCATTATATTAATGATCCGGAACGTGGAAAGGTTTGGGAAGAAACGATGATGATGCTTCCTGCACAAATACAAATGGTGATGCTTTCAGCTACCTTAGATCAACCTGAAAAATTTGCTCTTTGGTGTGAAAATAGACATATTGATGTTCCAGGAAACCCAGGAACTTCAGGAACTCTAGGAAAACAAGTGTATTTAACAACTACTTATGAGAGAGTTGTCCCATTAATTCATTATCAATTTATTACTACCACGAATTCTATTTTTAAGGTGATTAAAGATAAAACGGTTCAAGAAGAAATTAAAAGGATGACTAACCAACTTTTTGTTTTACAAGATGAAAAAGGGGCGTTTAATGAGGTGAATTATATGAAAATAAAAAAGACACTTGATCTTTTTGATAAAAAAGAAATACGTATGAAACGTGGATTTGTCCTTAATCAAGTACTTAAATACTTGGTTGAAAAAGAGATGCTCCCGGCATTATGTTTCGTTTTATCCAGGAAATTATTAGAGAGTTATGCCAAAGAAATCACTACGAATTTACTTGAATTCGACTCCAAAGTTCCTTATATCATAAGAAGAGAATGTGAACAAATCATTCGAAAATTACCTAATTATGAAGAATATTTACATTTACCAGAGTATTTATCGATGGTTTCTTTATTAGAAAAAGGGATCGCTATTCACCATGCAGGGGTCATGCCTATTTTAAGGGAAATGGTAGAAATCCTTTATTCGAAAGGATATATCAAGGTTGTTTTTTGCACGGAAACTTTTGCAGTAGGTATTAACATGCCTACCAAAACGGTTATTTTTACCGATATTACCAAATTCGACGGAAAAACGGAACGCGTTCTTCATTCTCATGAATACACGCAAATGGCTGGACGTGCAGGTCGTCGTGGAATGGATACGATTGGACATGTGATACATTTAAATAATATTTTTCGTCCGATTGATTTAGTGAGTTACAAAACGATGATGAAAGGAAAACCACAAACACTGGTGTCGAAATTCAAAATATCTTATTCATTAATTTTGAATTTATTGGATACTGGAACCACTGATTTTTTAAAATATATAAATAAAAGTATGATTACCGATAAAATAAATAATGAATTAAAGGAACTCATTTTGAAAAAGGATCTTTTGGAAAGTGAACTGGAAAAATACAACGAATGTTTACTTCATATCCAAACACCATCGGATACAGTAAATGAGTGGATCGAATTAAATAAAAATCGAATACAATCCGTAAATAAAAAACGCAAAGAAATCGATAAACGTATGGATGAAATAAAAGATCAATATAAACATATTCTTCATGATCAACCCATTGTAATAAAATATAATGAAAAAAAAATGGAATTTGAAAATATTCTGTATCAAATAAAAGAGATTGAAAATGAGTCCAAAGAAAACATAATGATCATTTTGGATTTGTTGGAAAAAGAAGGATTTCTTACAAAGAATTGTGAAGATAGTGAATTGACTTTGAAAGGTAAAATTGCAACGAATTTACGCGAAGTTCATCCTTTCGTATTTGCGGATTTCATTCATGGATCATCATTATTAAGACTTACTTCAAAACAAATGGTGTCGGTGTTTAGTTGTTTTACGAATATTACTGTTTCGGAAGATTTACGATCGCTCAATCATGATCACCCTGATTGTGAAGTTACATATATTCTTGATAAAATTCGAGTGATGTATGATGTTTATCAAGATATAGAAACACAGAAAAAAATGGATACTGGGGTTGATTACAGTTGTCATTATGATTTATTAGGATATGTAGAAAAATGGACTGATTGTGAAAATGTGGAAGATTGTAAATTTTTATTACAAAAAATAGGAGAAGAAAAGGGGATTTTTTTAGGTGAATTTGTAAAGGCTTTACTGAAAATTAATAATATTTCTGCAGAAATGGAGAAAATTGCGGAACTGATTGGAGATGTGGAATTCTTGAAGAAGTTAAAGGAAATTCCTAATTTGACATTGAAATATGTAGTTACAAATCAATCGCTTTATTTATAAAATGATTATTTTCGATTGATAAAATTATTTTAATTGATAAAATTATTTTCACAATATTATATAAAATGGATCAATCCGATAAAATTCATTTAGAAGAAAAAGAATTGGAATTAGAATATGATTTAGAAAAAAATGTTAAAGAAAATAATGATTTAAAAGAAAATGTAAAAGAAGAAGAAAAAACCGTTGAAGAAACAAAAGAATATAATTTCGATGATGAATTAAATGCACAATTAGAAGCAAATTATAAGGAAATATTACAAGAAGAGGAAAAAAAAGAAGATAGTAAACCTATTGCGTCGGAGGTGGAGGTCGAGGTCGAGGTAGCTCCTCGTAAAAAACCTTTCTGGGCTTGTTTACCTTTTTTTTAACAAACGATTTTTTTAACCTTTCCAGGATCACGAAATAAGACACATCCAATGGTTTTTGTTTTTTGAATATTATTTAGAAAGGTATATTCAATTTTTATATTATGTAAAGAAGCAACTTTGAAAGTATTTTCTTTACATAATAACGATCCACGTTTGATAATTTCTTGGATCTCATTTTTTTCCAAATCTTTGATTGAAGCGATTAAGGCAATTACATGACAGGACGATTGTCCATGAACATGAAACCATAAATCATCTGGATCGCATAGATCGATAATATGAAAATTATCTTTTGCATTTTTACCAATATAAAAAGAAATGGTTGTATCTAACGTTTCAAAATATATATTTTCGATTTTCATAATGTTTTCTCTCTTTTTAAAATTTGTAAAATAGAGAAATTGATTTCAATTCTTTATATCAACGATCATTCTTTGTATCATTCTTTAATAAAAGATATATAAACAATTCATCGTAGTATTATTATTTACAATATGAATAAATATGAAGAAATCGTGGGACACAAATATCGAATTGAAAAACGATTAGGAAATGGATCTTTTGGATCTATTTTTCAAGGGACAAATATACGTACAAGAGAGAAAGTAGCGATTAAATCTGAGCCGAACAATGGCGACATGAAATCCTTGAAAAACGAAACACGTGTTTATCAATATTTAAATGGTTGTTTGGGAATTCCGAAAATTCGTTGGTTTGGTACCGATGTAAACAATAATTATATGGTGATTGATTTGCTTGGACCTTCTTTGGCTGATATGGTGAAACAAAGAGGTAAACTTTCTCTCCATTGTGTTTTGAAACTAGGAATTCAGATGATTGATATTTTACAAGGAGTTCATGAAAGGGGAATGATCCATCGCGATATTAAACCAGATAATTTTTTACTTGATCCTGTAAAAGAATTCGATCAAATATATATCATTGATTTTGGTCTTTGTAAAACATATATACACGTTGATACCAACGAACATATTGAAATGAAGAAAACAAAATCATTTGTTGGGACACCTAATTTCTCTAGTGTAAATTCTCACGATTTAAAAGATTTAAGTCGAAGAGACGATTTAGAAAGTGTCGGATATATGCTTTTATATTTTTATTTCGGAAGTTTACCTTGGATTGATGCATGTGGTATAAGCAAAGAAGAAATGAAAGAGATGAAAATAATGATATGTCGAGAGAATATGGGTGTTTTATGCGATTTTTTAAAATCATGTCAAGAATTGTCTTTTTATGAGAGACCTTTGTATGAAGATTATAAGAAGAGGTTTTCGAATGCTATCATTTTGTAATTTATTAAAACCTTGTAAATGGTATAAAGATATTTTTTACCTTTAAATAATAGAAAATATAAAAATGTATTATTCAAAGATCTATTCAAAAGGCGCAGGTTTTACAAATCAAATATTTTCAATGATCACAAGTATCATAATTGCTCATATAAATAATCATAAAGTGGTATTTATCGATTATTTTTTGAATGATTTTTTAAAAGAAAAATATACTCCAATTTCACAAATATTTGATATTTTCGAAATAAATAAATTTTTAAAAAGAAATTATGATATTATTATTGTAGATAAATATGATATAAATTTACAAATAGGTATTACTTATGGAACTGAAACAAGTAATATAGATTTAACTAAATATGTTATAGAAAATTTTTGCAAAGATAATGTTTTATGTATCAATAAAAATATTGTTTTGAATGATATTAAAGGAGATCCTTGTGTTGGAATAAAAAAAAAATTATTTTTTAATTATAAAATAAACGAATATTTAATAGAAGAAGTTTACGAAGAAAATTTAACTGATGATATTTTGATCGACGTTTTAAATTCAGATTACATACACAATTTTGCTTGGATCGATAGTTTTGATAAAGTTATGTTTGAAAATATATTAACGAACATTTCTTATAATTCTGATTTTACGAATAAATCTGAAGATATTTTAAAAAAAATAAATATAGATAATAAAATAAATGTTATACATTTAAGATTAGAAGAGGATGCGATAAATTATTGGTCTAAAATGAATAATATGGATGAGGAATGTTTTAAACAATATATTGAAAATAAATACATTGATTTAATTAAAAAATACCTTTCAAAAACGGATCAAAATATCATCGTATCATCTTCTTTGAAAAATAAAGTGATTGATTTTTTAATTGAAAATAATTATCAATGTATTTTTAATGATAAATATTTTGAAGATAGAGAGAAAAATGCAATTGTTGATCTATTAGTATCTAATTATTGTAATCATATTTTTATTGGAAATTTTAACATCGACCATTTAAATGGTTCTAGCTTTAGTTATTATATTGGAAAATATATTAAAAACGATATTACAAAAATATACATAGATTTAGATAAAATTTATGATGATGAATATGTTATATCTTCTTTAAAACAATATAAAGACAATTCCATGTTACAATATAATACTATGTCAACAAACGATGCAGTAACAAGTGCCTCCTCTACGGAAAAAATGGTTGGGTGTGTAAAATGGTTTAATAATAAGGCTGGTTATGGTTTTATTTCATTAATTGATGGGAATGAAATCGGTAAAGAGATTTTTGTACATCATACAAGTATTGGTGTCAATGAACAACAATATAAATATTTAGTTCAAGGAGAGTATGTGGAATTTGTTATTTCAACAACTCAGGGTGGTCAACATGAATTTCAAGCTGTAAATGTAACTGGAATTAAAGGTGGTAAATTAATGTGTGAGACAATTTATGAAATGAAGTTGGCAAGAACCAATTATAAGTCAACTGGCGAGAAGGAAAGTGAATTTCCAGAGCCAGAAGGTCCACCCCCACCAAGATCTAGAAGAGTTCCAAGAGATGGGGAAGATAAAAAAAAATATAAATCAGATGAAAAGGATTGGTCTTTAGTAAACAATAGTAAATATAAAAAAAATGAATATAAAAAAAAATGAATATAAAAAAATGAAAATGAGTATGAATGTAAGCAATTAAATAGGATATCATGTTTAAAAAGATATTCAAAATAAATATATCCGAAAAGGAAAATGAGTTTGTCTCATTTTTCTTTCCGGACGGTGTAATAATAATTTTTATTCAATTCATAAGTGCGTTAATTGAATAAAACCGTAAAATAATAATTTTAATATTGTAAATTACAATTTTAATTTTGTAAATAATAATTTTCATTGATAATATTATAAATGAGTGGAACGTCGACAGTCTTCACTTACCAGGATGGAAGTACTACAACGAATAGTGATACATCACTATCCAAAAGGTCTTATGATAATAACGTAACTACTTTAACAGACGTTCAAGTTGGAACAATCGTAACAAGTTTAGATCGATTTTGTTTTTCTGGTTGCACAAATTTAAAAACAATCTTTATTTCATCGTCAGTAACATTGGTAGATGTGGAGTGTTTTTATAATTGTACAAGTTTAACAACGGTAACCTTTGATAAAGGAAGTCAGCTAACAACTTTAGCTGGAGCTTGTTTTAAAAATTGTACAAGTTTAACAACAATTAACATTCCTTCGTTCGTCCAAAGTATACCTAATAATTGTTTTAATTCTTGCACAGGTTTATCATCGATTACTTTTGATGCAGGAATTCAGATTCAAAGTTTTAGTGGATATTGTTTTTATAATTGTACAAGTTTACTATCGATCAATATTCCTTCTTCGGTCCAAAGATTAGAAGATGGGTGTTTTTTAGTTTGTTTAACTTTAAAAACAGTAACATTTAATGAAGGAAGTCAGGTAACAAGTTTAGGTAAAAGTTGTTTTTCTAATTGCAGAAGTTTAACATCTATGATTATTCCCTCGTCAGTATCAAGTTTAGGTTTTCAGTGTTTTAATGATTGCAGTAGTATAACAAGTTTCACATTTATTAACCAACATAATTTAACAACAGTAGAAACGAGTACGTTTTCACATTGTCTACCTATGACAGTAAGATATTACAAAACCACAGGTCGAACTGATTTAAGTACAGCATCGGAATTATTATACAATCAATTTCCATCTGGTTCTTTATATTTATATCCAGATTTTTCATTTACCGTAACTTATAATGCAAATGGAGGGACAGGAACCGCCCCAACCCAACCAGATGTCGAATCTGGTACTACAATTACACTTGCTACCAATACCTTTATAAAAACAGGTTTTACATTCAGTGGATGGAATGATGGAGTAACACCAACAATCTATCAACCAGGATCAACTTATACGGTTAATTCAAATACCACCTTTAGTGCATTATGGTTATGTAGTGTAATTTATAATGGGAACGGTCAAACCTCAGGAACCGTTCCAACGCAATCAAATGTCGAACCTGGTACTACAATTATCGTTAAAGAAAGTAATCTTTTAAAAACAGGTTTTAAATTTGCAGGATGGACGATTGCTGGAACAACTAGTCCAATCTATCAAGCAGGAAATAATTATACAGTTAATTTGAATACCACATTCAATGCATTATGGATATGTAGCATAACTTATAATGGGAATGGAGGATCAGGAACACCTCCAACACAACCAGATGTAGTTCCTGAGACTGAAATTATACTTGCTACAAATACCTTTACAAACCCAGGTTTTACATTTGCTGGATGGACAATTGCTGGAACAACTACTCCAATCTATCCAGAAGGAACAAGTTATACAGTTACTTCAAATACCATCTTTAGTGCAGTATGGTATTGTAGCGTAATTTATGAATCGAATGGTGGAACAGGAAGTGCTCCAATACAACCAGATGTAGCTCCTGGTACTTCTATTACACTTGCTACCAATACCTTTACAAATGAAGGTTTTACATTTGCTGGATGGACAATTTCTGGAACAACTACTCCGATCTATCCACAAGGAACAAGTTATACAGTTACTTCAAATATCGTATTTAGTGCAGTATGGTATTGTAGCGTAATTTATGAATCGAATGGTGGAACAGGAAGTGCTCCAATACAACCAGATGTAGCCCCTAACACTTCAATTACACTTGCTACCAATACCTTTACAAATGAAGGTTTTACATTTGCTGGATGGACAATTGCTGAAACAACTACTCCAATCTATCCACAAGGAACAAGTTATACAGTTACTTCAAATATCGTATTTAGTGCACTATGGTATTGTAGCGTAATTTATGAATCGAATGGTGGAACAGGAAGTGCTCCAATACAACCAGATGTAGCTCCTGACACTGAAATTATACTTGCTACCAATACCTTTACAAATGAAGGTTTTACATTTGCTGGATGGAATAATGGAACAAAGATTGTTCAACCAGGAACAACTTATACAGTTATTTCAAATACTACCTTTAGTGCAGTATGGTATTGTAGCGTAATTTATGAATCGAATGGTGGAACAGGAAGTGCTCCAATACAATCAGATGTAGCTCCTAACACAGAAATTATACTTGCTACCAATACCTTTACAAATGAAGGTTTTACATTTAGTGGATGGAATGATGGAACAAAGATTGTTCAACCAGGAACAACTTATACAGTTATTTCAAATACTACCTTTAGTGCAGTATGGTATTGTAGTGTAATTTATGAATCGAATGGTGGAACAGGAAGTGCTCCAATACAACCAAATGTTGCTCCTGGTACTTCTATTACACTTGCTACCAATACCTTTACAAAAACAGGTTTTACATTTGCTGGATGGACAATTGCTGGAACAACTAGTCCAATCTATCCACAAGGAACAAGTTATACAGTTACTTCAAATATCGTATTTAGTGCAGTATGGTATTGTAGCGTAATTTATGAATCGAATGGTGGAACAGGAAGTGCTCCAATACAACCAGATGTAGCTCCTAACACTGAAATTACACTTGCTACCAATACCTTTACAAATGAAGGTTTTACATTTGCTGGATGGACAATTTCTGGAACAAGTAGTCCAATCTATCCACAAGGAACAAGTTATACAGTTACTTCAAATATCGTATTTAGTGCAGTATGGTATTGTAGCGTAATTTATGAATCGAATGGTGGAACAGGAAGTGCTCCAATACAACCAGATGTAGCTCCTAACACAGTAATTACAATTGCTACCAATACCTTTACAAAAACAGGTTTTACATTTGCTGGATGGACAATTGCTGGAACAACTAGTCCAATCTATCAACCAAACACAAGTTATACAGTTAATACCAATACCACCTTTAGTGCAGTATGGTTATTGTTATTCACCGTAACTTATGATGCGAATGGAGCAACCTCGGGAACCGTTCCAACACAATCACCTGTAGATCCTGGTACTCAAATTATCATTAAATCAAGTACTCTTGAAAAAACAAATTACGTATTTAGTGGATGGAATAATGGAAGAGGAACAATCTATCAACCAGGATCAACTTATACGGTTAATTCAAATACCATGTTTACTGCAGTATGGTTATGTACTGTAACTTATAATGGGAACGGTCAAACCTCAGGAACCGTACCAACACAATCACCTGTAGCTCCTGACACTACAATTACTGTTCAATCAAGTGATCTTGTAAAAACAGGTTATATATTTGATGGATGGAATGATGGAACAAACATTGTTGAACCGAATACAAGTTATACCGTTAACTTAAATACTATCTTTACTGCAGTATGGTCAACACAAACCATTTTTACATACACAGATTTTACTAGGAGCTATTCAAACGATAAAATACTAACCTACGACTCTTATGGTAGTAGGACAAGTACTTTATTAAGCGTTCAAGTCGGAACAATCGTAACAGATTTAGGAGGTTATTGTTTTCTTGATTGTATAAATTTAACAACAATTACTTTTGAACCAGTAAGTCAAGTAATAAATTTAGGAACTGCTTGTTTTGCAAATTGTACAAGTCTAACATCATTCACTATTCCTTCACTATTAACATATTTACCAGCTTACTGTTTTCAAAATTGCACATCTTTACTAACAATTGATATCCCTTTATCAGTAACAATTTTATCAGATAACTGTTTTGAAGGTTGCACAAGTTTACCAGCAATCACTATTCCTTCATCAGTAACATTTATAGGTTTTAAATGTTTTGCTGGTTGCACAGGTTTAACATCAATGAGTATTCCATCATCAGTAAAAAGTTTAGGTCGTAACTTCAACTTTTCAGGTTGCACAAGTTTACTAACCGTAACATTTGATGAAGTATGTCAGATAACAGGGTTAGGTACAGATTGTTTTAGGAATTGTGCAAGTCTAACATCAATTACTATTCCCCATTCCATAACATTTATAGGAGAGAGTTGTTTTTCTGGTTGCAGAGGTTTAACATCAATGACTCTATCATCAGTAACATATATAGATGATTATGGTTTTTATGGTTGTACAGCTTTATCAACAATCAATATTTCCTCGTCACTAACAAGACTAGGTCGTGCTTGTTTTTTTAATTGTTCAAGTTTATTAACAATCAATATTCCTTACTCAGTAACATTTATAGGAAATGCTTGTTTTGCTTATTGTTCACTTTTAACAACTGTAACACTTGATCCAGAATGTCAGATAAAACGTTTAGGTAATAACTGTTTTACAGATTGTAAAAGTTTAACAACAATCAATATTCCTTACTCAGTAACATTTATAGGAGTGACTTGTTTTGCTTATTGTACAAGTTTATCATCAATCACTTTTGAACCAGTAAGTCAAATAACAACTTTAGGAGATTCTTGTTTTATAGATTGTATAAGTTTAACATCAATCACTATTCCCTCATCACTAACAATTTTATCAAAATTATGTTTTTATGGTTGTACAGCTTTATCAACAATCAATATGTCCTCGTCACTAACAACACTTGGTGATTATTGTTTTTTTAATTGTTCAAGTTTACCAAGAATCAATATTCCTTCGTCATTAACATTTATAGGAGATAATTGTTTTGCTAATTGTGCAGGTTTAACAACTATAATATTTGATATAGAATGTAAAATAGAACGTTTAAGTAATGCTTGTTTTCAAGGTTGCACAAATTTACCAGCAATCACTATTCCTTCATCAGTAACATTTATAGGAGATAGTTGTTTTTTAGATTGCACAAGATTAACATCATTCAATATCCCTTTGTCAGTAATAAGTTTAGGAAGTAACTGTTTTGCAAGTTGCATAAGTTTATCAACAATCACTATTCCTTCGTCAGTAACAAGTTTAGGAGATGGTTGTTTTAGTAATTGTTCAACTTTAACATCAATCACTTTTGAACCAGTATGTCAAATAACAAGTTTACCAGTTTTCTGTTTTAGTGGTTGCACAGGTCTAAAAACAATCACTATTCCCTTATCAGTAACAAGTTTAGGACAGGCTTGTTTTAATTATTGCACAGGTCTAACATCAATCACTATTCCTTCATCAATAACAAGTTTAGGTAGTGGTTGTTTTGCTAATTGTACAGGTTTTACATCAATCACTATTCCTTCGTCAATAACATTTATAGGAGGTACTTGTTTTGGTTATTGTACAGGTTTAACATCAATGACTATTCCCTCGTCAGTAACCTTATTACCCTCAGGTTGTTTTGAAGGTTGCACAGGTCTAACATCAATCACTATTCCTTCATCAATAACAAGTTTAGAGAATGCTTGTTTTGGTTATTGTACAGCTTTACCAAGAATCACTATTCCTTCGTCAGTAACATTTATAGGTGATTATTGTTTTTATGGTTGTACAGGTTTAACATCAATGACTATTCCCTCGTCAGTAACATTTATAGGAGCTGCTTGTTTTGGTTATTGTTCAAGTTTACCAAGAATCAATATTCCCTCGTCAGTAACAAGTCTAGGAAATATTTGTTTTACTTATTGTACATATTTAAAAAGCATAACATTTGATGAAGGATGTCAGATAGAACGTTTAGGTATTCGTTGTTTTCTAGCTTGCACAAGTTTACCAACAATCAATATTCCTTCGTCGGTAACAAAATTAGATGAGGGTTGTTTTCAAGATTGTACAGCTTTACCAACAATCACTATTCCTTCGTCAGTAACATTTATAGAATTTAATTGTTTTAATGGTTGCACAGGTTTAACATCAATGACTATTCCTTCGTCACTAACATTTTTAGGTAATAATTGTTTTCAAGGTTGCACAGGTTTATCAAGCATAAAATTTGATGCAGGATGTCAGTTAGAAAGTTTAGGTTATCAGTGTTTTTTAGCTTGCACAAGTTTACCAACAATCGATATTCCTTCGTCGGTAACAAGTTTAGGAGAGCTTTGTTTTCAAGATTGCACAGGTTTAACATCAATGACAATTCCTTCGTCACTAACAAGTTTAGGTAATAATTGTTTTCAAGGTTGCATAACCTTAACAATTTTCAACTTTGAGGATCAACATACTTTAAATACTGTTGGAACGAATACCTTTTTAAATGATATTCCAATGACAGTAACATATTACAAGACTAATAGTAAAAATGACTTAAGTGAAGCATCTGCAATATTATACGATCAATTTCCTGAAGGTTCAATCTATATATATCTATGTACAGTAACTTATGTTTCGAATGGAGCAACCTCGGGAACTGTTCCACATCAACCAGATGTCATACCTGGTACTTCCATTATCATTAAATCAACTACTCTTGAAAAAACAAATTACGTATTTAGTGGATGGGATGATGGAACAAACATTGTTCAACCAGGAAGAACTTATACAGTTAATTCAAATACAGTATTTAGTGCAGTATGGTATTATAGTGTAACTTATGAATCGAATGGTGGAACAGGAAGTGCTCCAACACAACCAAATGTTGCTCCTGGTACTTCTATTACACTTGCTACCAATACCTTTACAAATGAAGGTTTTACATTTGCTGGATGGACGATTGCTGGAACAACTAGTCCAATCTATCAACCACAAGATAAATATACTGTTACTTCAAATACAATATTTAGTGCAGTATGGTATTGTAGCGTAACTTATAATGGGAATGGAGCAACCTCGGGAACGGCTCCAACGCAACCAAATGTAGCTCCTAACACTGAAATTACACTTGCTACCAATACCTTTACAAATGAAGGTTTTACATTTGCTGGATGGACAATTGCTGGAACAACTAGTCCAATCTATCAACCACAAG